GTAATCGGACCGAGTGATCCGACTTCTTGCGCTGATACACCTGCGCTTTTGAAATTGTAGCTGGCCATTTAGAATCTCTCGCGCCAATAACTATAATGTCATGCAAGTCGCAGTCTTTTAAGCTTACGATGCCCTCTGTTGAGCAGAGGGCATCCAAGATATTCTCCGTAAATCGTGTATATATGACAAAGAATGATTTACGGAGAATATTCTGAGGGTCACTGAACTTGTTGTAGATTGTTTGCAACAACGAAGTCTAGAGAGACGAACTCGATCGTCTTCGTGGGCTGCAAGAAGATCTTGCCGCGGACAGTGTTGTTCTCGACGTCGGCCTGAGTCGTCGTCGAAGAATCGATGATGACTCTGAACCTCTCGAGACCTGCAAGAGCCTGCACTCTCTGTAGACGTGGTGTGACTGCAGCTGTGAACCGCGCGAGGGTCGCCTCACGATTCGGCTCAAAGATGATCGTCTGTGCGATGTCACGGACTTGTCTGCGGATGTCGATGAGGAGCCGGCGAACGTTGATACGATCGAGAGCAGACGCTTCTTGGTAGAGCGTCTTCTGTCCCCACACGACCACTCCACCCTTCGGATTGAGACCTCCACGCGCTTGTGTGACCTGAGCAAAGAGGGGGTTGATGTCTTCGTCGTACAGTGAGTCAAGATCTTCATCCTTGAGCTGCACGCTCGTCTCAAGTGTTGTGGGTAGGACGCCTCTCGTCTGTCCTGCAGGTGCAAACCAAGGATATCCGAGTGAATCGTTGAGTGCCATCGCGCCCATGACGACGACTGACGGAGGCACAACCACCGTGTTGGAAGCGCGAGAAGGATCTCTCATGAGCACGTCTGGGAAGTAAGCAGCAGCAAACGACGTGTTGAGATTTCTTGACTTGTGTTGTGCGATCGTCTCTTTGACAGAGGGCTTCACTGCGCCCGTCACGTTGATCAGGTTGCCATCCTTGTCGACTTGCTCGATGTCCATGATGTACAGAGCGTCGAAGCGCTCTTCAGTTGCTGCGATGGCTGCGTCAGTGATGATGGGTGTCCTGATGCCTGGGATGGCAAGAAGCTGAATGTCGACGTTGACAGTGTTCCTCATGACCTCAAGCGCCTTGAGATAAGCCGACACGTTCGGTCCCTTCTCTCTGCCCCTGTCGACGTCTCCCATGTCTGCAGTCACTGCTGCGTTGTTGATCTGGTGCTCGTCTTCATCAAAAATGTTGACGCCGTCAAATCCACCCTGCATGATCATGGAGAACTTGAGGAACCTTCTGTTCGACGAAAGCGACAAGTCAGAGACATTCACAGCTCTTGTCTTTGCCGAGTCATCAGTCTGGATCGAACCCTGTCGGACATAAGTTGCGTATTTCCACGAATCAGGTTGATCGACAGTGCCGTTCGAACCCGTGACGATCTGCACATTCTCAAGTGTGAACAAGTTGTTGCAGAAACGGTCAGCATCGACGATGCCATTCTCTGCAGTGTCAGGTGCACCTGTGTTGTCGCCGACGACGACATTCGCGTTGACAGTCGAGAAGTTCGGGAAATATTGTGTGAAGCTATCAAACGACCTGTCGGGTGTGATGTTGCTGTTCTGATCGTTCAGATTCGTCACATGTTCGAATTTCGCACCCCAGTGATAGCGAAGGTTTTCTTGCGCCTGAACACCTGAACCGTCCGTAATGTTCTTTCTGAAGGGGAGAGGCGGCTCTACCGTGTCGCGCAAGCCTGTGACTGACACTAAACCGCTGCCAGCAGAAGCAAGCGGAGCGAGCGGAGCTGAGCCTGACGTCATGAGATGGTCGATTCCTCTAAAGCCCATCGGAAGAGCTGTGGGATCAACAGCAAGATCGAGGACCTCGCTAGAAACTTCAACACGAACGTAACGTGATCGAAGTGGATAGTTACCCTCAATTACGAGCTTCTGGCTCGCGTCGTCGCGGTCAAAGTCGTAATAAGCGTTGACGTCGCCGATCACTTTTGCGATGTAACGATCGGATGACGGATCAAGGTTCACGCCATTGAAAGATTCGAGAACTTTCGGTTCTATGTCGTTGTCGTCGAGTCTACGGATTGATATGTTGAATGATCCGTACTTGTAGTTCGCTGAAGTGGAAGGTGTTATGTTAGATACTGAAATTTTGACTTTGTTAGAAACACCAGCGCCTGAGTCCAGTGAATGAAGCCTAAACAAATTTGCAGGCTTTCCACCGAATCTTTGTGAGATGACCCATGGCGACTTTGCGCTTGAGAATCGATCCCTATACGACTCAAAGTTTGGCACTGTGGCGCTGCCTGTGTCACGTGGAAGAGAAGACGTCATCAAGAAAACGACACGTTCTGTGCCGACTCTGTGTGTCGATGTCGTAGATGATGTTGATCCGCTGGAGGTCGGAACAACGCCCGTGCCTGTGATCTCAGCGAGAGAAGGATGTATGTCCCAGTGCGCGGCGAGATAGTGACCTGCGCGTTGCAGCTTGTACGGATCAGTGTTAAAAACCTTCGTGATAAAGTTTGCAGCGTTCATGTCGAGTGAAGCTGTGAGGACATTAGGATACGAGGCGTCAGTGCCCTTGTGGCCGTTAAGAAGCAGAGTAAACTCTTGCTTCGAAGCTCCGTTCGAAGAAAGAACTAAAGAACCAACTGATGTTCCTTCAGAATTAACTTCAGTTGCAAGCAGCGTTGAGCTGGGCTTATCAGAAGATCCTTCAGATGCTGAGAGGCGCAAGATGACACCTGAGGCAGCCATCATGACGCCTCGGACGACTGGGACTGAAGCAGAGGCAAACAAAAGAGAAGCGTTTACACGACCAAGACCCTGGAGTCCAGCATCGCTAAAAAATGTAGAACCAGCAGATTCAGACATGAAACAGCCAAGAACGTATGCTCTTCCCAATGGACCACCAAAGTTTGCGTAATCATTTTGGCTCAAGCTTCCATCGGTTCCAGGCTGCTCTTCTCCGACTGTGAATCCTGCAGAGACAACCTCACCTGCAGTTGCTCCTGCAGTAACACGTTGTTTTCCATTCCCTACACCTAAAACTCTTAGGTATGTCACAGAAGTCGCACGGCTCAACCATTCAGAAACAGCGAGAGGACCAAACTTCTTTGAATCGCTCTCTCCAAATTTTGCAAAGAAATCTTTCAAAGTTCCGTATGTGAGCGGAACGAAGGCGGGCCCTTTCACTGACGTTCCTATCACGCCTGAAGGAATGCCCGTGGGTCCTGACTCTACAGGACCACTCAGATCTATTTCTCTCGTTGTTACGCCCGCGCTACCAAATTTGAGCTGTGCCATTTATTTCGCTCCTACGCTTTTCGTGTTAAGTATAAACCCTGAATAGTTTTCATCAAACGAATTCGACGCCAGCGTTCGTCACGATGAAGTCGATTGCGATGAATTCAATCGCACGTGTCGGAACAACGACGATGCGACCGTTGAGACGGTTCAGGTCAACATCTTCTTGTGTGTTGTTCGTCTCGTTCATGATGACCTGATAAGCTTCAATGCCTGCTTGCGTTTGAATGAGACCGAGCTGGAGTATTGAATCGGCAACAAACTTGTTGCGAACAGCAGGTGTGTTCTGCTCGAATATGATCCTGTTTGCGATCCCGATGATGATGCGCTTCACTTCGAGGAGAAGACGCCTGACGTTGACTCGATCGAGCGCAGACTTCCTGATCTGCAGAGTTTTTTGACCGTAGATCACGAATCCGAGACGAGGGAAAGTTGCGATTGGATTGATTCTTGCGTCGTAGAGTCGGTCTCTATCAGAGACGTTGAGCCTGACTTCAACGTTGTTGACGAAGTCAAGGGCAGCCCTATTGAAACCCGCGGGAGCGAACCATGGGTATGCGTTCTTGTCGTTGAAACCGATCGCTCCGAGCGCAGCAACTGAAGCAGGAACCTTCACGTATCTCTTGTTAGTCTCATCGTTGACATAAACATTTGGAAAATAAGTTGCAACGTAGTTGTTGTCAAAAGTCCTGTCTTCAAAGAAGGCTGCAGTGTTCTCTATGTTTATTTTCTTCGTAGAGTCATCATACAGGCGAGAACCGTCATCGTCGTAGTTTGGAAGATCCATGACGTACATGGCGAGGCCATAGTCTCTCACTTTTTTAGCCGTGTAATTAGTGATGTAGTCTTCTCGAATACCAGGAATCGCGAGAAGGTTCACATTGACTTGCAGCGGATCAGTCATAACATCGATCGCAGTCACAAGAGAGCTTACTGCGTTGTTCTCGACGTCGGTACCAGACACATTGACTTTTAGTCCTGGTGATTTATAGGAAGTTGAAGCGCCGCCGAGCGGCGTCTCAAACGATGTAGCTCTGTCGTTCATTCTCTTTGAAGCTGGGTCGAGGATGTTAAGACCGTCGAAGCCACCTTGCATGAACGTTGTGAATTTTGCAAAAGAAGAGAACCTGTTGAACTCGTAGGGCTGTCCGTTCGACAAGAGAGAGGCAAAAGTGATCCTGCCGCTGGGCGTCGCGCCCGTCACCGCGTAAGTTGTGGGATCGATCTTGGCGTCGCGGATATAAGCAGCTTCTCGCATGTGAGCACGAAGCGTACCAGTCAGCTGCGTTATTGAGCTATTCGAAAAAGCAACTTTTGCTAATGTGAACTTGTTGTTGTTGAAAGTGTCAGCTCCCGAACCCGTCACAAGAACATCAAGCTTTTTGATGCCTGCAAACTTAGTGAACGATTCAATAAGTGAATTTTTTTCTTCAGACAAGTTGCAGTTGAGAGGTGTGACGTTTCTTTCAAATTTCACGCCCCAGTATAGAGACGGTAACGCAGCCTCAAGAGGACCAGGTTCACCAGGCCAAGCGGGCGAAGAATCAGTTGCGCCCTTAGTAACTTTGTATCTGAAGGGCACGGGCGGAACGATCGACTGTGCGAGCAGTCCGTTCGCACCTAAAGTGCCTGCGAGTCTCAAGTTAGTGCTGCTGCCATCTGTGAGCGTGTCGTTCGTCTTCAAGACTTCGTGCCCTCTGAAGCCAAACGGCAAAGATCTTGCAGGAACTTTTTTGTCTTCTACAGCAGAAGACATGACTACTCTCACGAGCTTTGAGACATTTTGATACTTGCCTGTAGTGATGATGCGACGTTCAACTGCGACGTCTTGATCAAAATCGTACGTGACTTTTCGATCACCAACGAGCTTCGCGACGTAATTATCAGCGTCAGGATTGAGTGAGCAGTTCACAAACTCTTCAAGGACGACAGGATTTATGTCCGTGTCAGCAAAATCTCTAATCTGCAAGTTGAATGTACCGTACTCATCAGCCTCATTCTCAGAAACCTTCAAGTTGCTTATTGAAACTTTGTAGAGGCTGTTCGCATACTCACCATCATCGATCGACTCGACTGCAAACAAGTCATATTCTGTGGTTCCAAAAGGTTGTGATATGAAGAAAGTTGTTTTTGGTGCTGTATAACGTGTGTCAAATGCTGAATAGGCTCCGCTGAAATGAAGGGTGGGATCGCCTGAAGTCAACGAAAAATTGCTGGAACCTGACACAATCGCGAGTTTGTCAGTGTCGCTCACGAACGCTATTTCGTTATCTACAGCAAAATCTGCATACAGCAAATGCTGATACTGCTCAAATTTTTCAGGATCTCTGTTCAAAACTTTCCCAAAATAGTCTGCATCAGACGGATTGAACGAAGCCGTGTAGACCTTGATACCAGTCTTTCTGTCTTCAAATGAAAACGCAGAACCAAGAGCAGAAGAAATGATAAGCTTAAACTTGCCGCCGATGGGTGCAGCGACGTCGTCTTCTGTTACTGCTGCGTCGAATGTAGTTCCGACTTCTTGATTACCACTGAGCACGAGCATTCTAGCGCCCGAAGCCATCATCACAACACCTCTAACGAGAGTGATGTTGTTGGTTTGTGTTCTAGACTCGTTGTCTGTGAACATCGGCATGCCGTCAGCTTCATCGGTCTGTATTGTGTGATTAGCAACTAAAAACTGCACTCCGCCAACAGAGCGACTATACTCATCTACAGTTCCATGAAGTGTAGTAGCTTCAAGTGTAAATCCTGCATTTTTCACACGCCCCGTCGTCACTGTTGTGTTGATGTCATCAACAGTTCGGTTTGCACCAGCGCCTAAGATCCGCATGTACGTCAACGCGGTCCTGTTCTTTAGGAACTCATTCACAGCGTAGGGACCAAATTTCTTTGGATCAAGATCACCGAATAAGCTCACAAACTCGTTCCAATTTGAAACTGTGACAGGAACGAAGGCAGGCCCTTTTCTGGCTGTGCCGATCACGCCTGCAGGAACACCGACAGGCCCACTTGGTGGGGGCGCCTTAAGCTCAATCTCGCGCTCAAAAAAGTTAGGCGACCTAAATACTTGCTCAGCCATTCTGATTCTCCTTCTAAGACTCTATAGAAAAACTTTTCTATAAGTATTATGGAGAACTCAAAAAAATTTGTGATGAATACTAAAGGTCATCTGTGTTATCATAGATGATGCCTCCGAGCAAGGCATCAGCTGTCGCAGGAGCGGGCTTAGAAGTCAATTCGTTTGCAGGCTTTATGACAGTCTCACCCTGCGCGGAGGTAACTCTATAGACTCTTGCATATCGAGTCGACTGTGATCCTGTAGAGTCTTTCGTGACTATCTTGCTGTAGATCGGAGCATTCTGCTGTGAGCTTCTTGTCAATAGAGCAGGATCGTCAGATACACTGTTGTCTCCCTGAGGAGACAACAGCTTCGTGCCTGAACGCCGTTGATCTCTTCTGCCGTTTTTTGTTTCAGAGAGCGGCAGTGTCGGATCATCAGAGCCTAAGAATGGATCGCTCGTGTCACCTTTAGATTTTCCTAACCCAAAATTGTCGATGTTTGTGTCAAATGTTATGGTCGGGGAAGAAACGTAGCGCTTGACTGGTATGTTGACACCTGGAGATGTCCCAGCGAAGATGTAAGCTTTTACAGTCACTGTGAATCGATGCTTGATCATTCTCTCTTCTTGTGACATGTCATCAAAGTTATTTTCTGGCTCGTACGAATTTCCGTCTACATTCGCAATAAACCAATAACCCTTAGGTGTATTGAGCTTCCATGAGTTCGCTTGCGGCAAAAATGAAGAGATGATTTGCTCAACGAGCTGGTTCATGTGCTGTGTATACTGCGTCCACAAAGAAATCTCATAAGAGAGTTTGCAAAATTGTGGTGAGGGAACTACGATAGTCTCGTATATGTTCTTAGTCTTGATGTCAGCGAGCCACGCGCCATCTTTCACGGTCGGGTCTTCTGCGTCTTCTCCAATAGACCTATCTGTTAAAAGCTGATCCTGCAAGTGCTCTTTGTCTGGATTCGTTGCGACGTTCTTTTGATTTCTTAGCAAGAATCTATTGATCAAATTTTGAAAATTTCGATCTGACTTGTCGAGCCTGCGACGAATGATGATCTCACCAGTCTGTTGATTTATTCCCCTTCCTGTGATGTCTTCTCCCACGTCTTGAGAAATCGAATTTCTGACTATGGTAATGAGAGGTAGAATCAACGAACCATTCTTATCACGAAGCGCGCGACGTTTTTTTAGAAGAGCCCACTTCTCTCCAGATGCGAACACAACAGGAACTTTTCTTGGATCAGCGTTGTCAGAGCTGACTTTCAAACAAATCTCTTTTTCAAATAAATTAAAAAGAGCAACGTCGACGTCTTCTATTCCAACTGAGGGTATCGTGAAATCAGGTGATCCTTGGTGAGTCTTGTCTGCAATACCAGGAACTCCGAACTTCGGTAAGCTTTTAGATGTAAACCTCGTTGGCATTTTCAATCCTCATCATAGAATGCACCGCCAGCAGACGTAGAATCGCCTCTCGGTGAAACTTCTTTTGGACCTGTAATCGGAGGGTCAAGAACGCCCTGCCTGACGAGATCACGAACGTCTGCTGTTTCTCCTTCAGAATTTTCAGAGAATCCTCGCTGCTGGACGAACGTCTTTTGAAGAGCATCTTCATCTGAGTATTCGATGCTTGTTGGTCCCCTGAGAGGAACAGAGAATTGCGTTTCTCGAACTCTAGTGCCTATTAAGCTGACGCCGTCGATATTTTCTGCTTGTCCATATATGTTTCTCATGTAGCGATATTCTGTGATTTCGTACATGACGTCGCTGAATGAATAGTAATCGCCGATAGCAGGGTTGATGCCCTTGTCAACCATGTCGCGGTGTTGAACATACACTTCAATTTTAAAATTGGTGTCTATTCCAAACTTGTCTATCTTTGTATCAAGCTGAAATTCGTTATTCACCAGCACGTCGATCACGATTGGGTTGTCGAATATCTTTTGAACAGCTTCAGCGTATACTTCGTGAGACTTTGTCTTCGTTTCCGACACAGGATAGTAATAAATCTTTTGGCCCACGACGTCTTTGATGAGCTCTTTCGTGATGTCAGAAATGAAATTCATTTCTCTCGCTGTTATAAACAAGCGTGCCATGAAGATAAGTATGGCAATAGAAGCTTAATATTCAACAACGTTTTTGCGGAGAAAGCGTCATCCGATAGTTATCGCCGTGCCTCGAGGCATCGGAATGTATCTCAGTTGCTTGTTGATATTTTCAGCAGCTAGAGCGTCAGTTTCCATTAGCTTCGCGTAAGTCAAATTTGCTAAAAATTCTTTCATCTGTGTGATGAGCTTGTCTTTGTCTTCTCGCGCCTGTGAAATCAAAGCTTCACCGTTCAGCTGAAGATCTGCGTTGGGAATTGGCACTGATTGAAATTTTGAACGAATCAACCCAAGTAATTCTTTGCTCAACGCGAGTGTGTATTGCCTGATCCATTGTCTACCGGGCTGATTTATCGTTGAGAATGGTATATTTCCCAACGGAACGTTGCTTGGTCCTGAGACGCCATAAATAGAATCGTCTTGATACGATGGATTATACGGATTGCTAGGACTCATCAGCTTCATGTAAAGCCTACCAGTCTGCAGGTCTGTTGTCGGTATCGGATATATTCTTAGCTTTGTGCCCAAGACTTCATAGCTATAGTTTGACCTTCGAACTCTGAAAGCAGATTCTAACATGCCGCGTCTCAGTATGTCTTCGAAGACGGGCAAAACGTAGAACACCGTAGAGTTGACGTACGACTCATAGTTAAAGTTAGTAGCAAGAAAGTTCGTTATGTTAGACGCATTGAGGAGAAAGTGCTGCGCAGCGAGGGGCTCAAAGTGAAATATTTCGACAATCTTAAGCTTCCCTTTAGATCCACTCGGAAGTGAGCTGTAGATTCCAAGACCAGTTTCATTATCTTTTGCGTCAGAGTATATGTCATAGTCTTGCTGACCCGCAGCAAGATCCAAATAGCCTAAAACTGCGTTATTCGAACCACCTACAAATGCCTGCGCCGCATATGGCTCGGCCATACGCAGCAAATGCTCCAAGGTTTGCTTCGCATACTTGTTAGTGATATCTATAGACCCTGTAGGAAGCCCAAAAATGTTGGTGAGCTCAGACTGAATTTTCGTTTCATGAATTAGCCTGCTGTACTCACAGCACGCTTCTTCGAAGCATGCCCAGATTTCTTTTTTTGTGAGCTCGACAGATAAAACATCGTCACCAAGCTTGCGTTTTACAAAGAGTACCATCGCATCTGCCTCAGCTTGAAACGCTGCGTCAGAGTCAAAAAATGCAAAAGGTGTCGGTGCGATCGTATCGACGAACGAGGCCATGCTAATATGTATCGACAGAGAAGCAAATTCTACAATTCGTTACTGATTTATTTACTGATCTGTCGGATCATAAGCGTACGTCGCTGTCACTTCGTCTCCAGTGTGCGGCGGAAAATTAAGAGTGATTATTTTTCCTGAGATGCTAAAATCTTTAATGTCGCCGTTGTTCCTGTGCTGCAAAACACCGTTTACGAAGAGCAAGATTTCAGCGTCTGCGATTGGTATATATTGAAGCTCAAACGTCACGTTCGAATCATCAACCGCACCGAGGAGCGTCTCGTTCCAAACCATAGTGACAGTCGTCAATGAAGCGAGCTGCGATATCTGATTAAGAAGCGCTTGCGTCTCAAGCGTGCTGAGGGCTAACTGAGGCTTTGGCCGAGGCCTGTAGTATGAATAGACTTTGCGCATGCGGGAAGCATCTCTGAACGCCATGCTTATTATATAATCATTCGACTATTTTATATGCTTCAAAATGCATTCCGTCAGGACGAGACTTGAACCAACCTCCCCAATAAAATCCATTCGCAAACGCGATCTCAACAAGCTCTCTCACGGAACCCTTCTCTTCCATAAGAGCAGGGCGCACACCTAACCCGTTCCACTGCGCGTTTATGTCGAATGCGGTGCCCCATGAATGATTGGAAAGCGAAGTTCTTGAACCACGAACAAATCGCGGAACCCACACGCCACCCCAAGTCAAGATTTTTTTATTTAATCCAGCCTCTGACCAATCAACAAACAATTTCTCGAATTGTCTAGCGATGGCTCTGTGAACAAGAACTGTGCCATCTTTGTTAGATCCAGGCAGACCCGACAAGCAGGGAATGTTGACGGTCGTGATGTTGTCAGCCGCCCAGCTGTCAGTCAGCCGTATGCCTTCAGGATTGCCCTTTGTCGGATTGGGCACAAAAGAAAATCTGCCGAACAGCTTAGCTCTTGTGAGAGAATTAAGCGGAGCATCTTGCGGTCTTAAGGGCCAATTGGGCCCGCTCTGTCCCTCTGATTCATCTTTCATGACATCAAAGCCAAGCTTCAAAGCTTCGGAAAGCGTCTTTGGACCAACAACACCGTCTGCCGAAAGGTTGCGTGAATTCTGAAAATCTTTAGTTGATTCTACAGTAAATTCGTCGAACTTTCCGTTGATTATGATCTCAGACTCTTCAAACAATCCTCTTAAGAAGAGCTGCCATAATTTTACTTCTGGGCCGATTGAACCCGGATACAAAGTCTTCATTTACATGCCTGAAAGAATAGCTTGAACAGCAGACTTGACACGATCTCGAAGCTCAGCTGGAAGCGCAGACAGCAAGACGTAGTGCTCGGGTGTCAGCGCCGTCTCCATCAGCCCTCCTGCAGTTTCGTGTGAATTTCTTTGCACACCTACGTTTAGTACGATGGGCGGAGGTCCTACCCTGCTGCTGATCAACGGTTGATAAAGATCTACCTTTTGCATGTCATCCTTTTAGCAAGTTTTTATTCTCATTGAGAACATAACCAGTTGCTGCGAATTCTTCACTAACTTCTTTTAGCTGTAAAAGAACTCCAGTGACGTCTTTATTCTCAGCTTCAAGCTCGCGGAGCTGCTGCTCCAGCTTTTGAATCCTTATTAAGAAATATTCTCTAGTGGCAGGCATATGAAGATCATAACTGCAAAAGCAAGCTAGTAAAAGCTTTAATGGCAAAGTTGTTTATAACTGCTTGTGTAAGAATAAAGCTAACTCTGTTATTACTTCATGGGTATTTGTCACAACCCGAAGCAGTTTTGAGCACGCTCCAGGATGTACGAAGCGCTCCGCGCAACGTTCGAGATTCGGACCTGTGTGATGTCTCCGCGGAACGGCGTGTTTCCGACGATCCCCGGAAGATCGGCGTTGGCCACTTGAATATAATCCAGGTTGGGCAGAGCGCCAAGGCCGGTGTTGTTCAACGCGATCTCGATACCATTCACGTACATGCGAAGTTGTCCGGTTGTGTGATCATATGTCATGGCCAAGTGCGTCGGCACGTTAACTTGCACCTTGGGTGTGGTGACGAAGCTTGTGTCTTTCACGACTCCACCAATGACCACGGCAGCGGTCCAGAACGAGGCAAATCCGCCTCCTGTGTAATACTGTGCGATGCCTGCCCCGTTCAGTGAACCCGTCTTACTCACGAACACGGCGTTGGCAAACAAATCATTCTCTCGAGTTACGACGTAGGCTTCCAGCGTGAGTGAACCGCTCCCACCTATAGACTCGGTTGATGCGGAGAAAGCGCCGTCGGGGCCTGCGAGCCCCATGAAGCGTACCGAAGACTGGCTCTTGGCGATGTATTTTGAAGCGAGGTACGCTGAACCGGTGAGCGAGAGTGTGCCGTTCACACCTGCCCCTGAATTAGCGAACGTGACTCCTGATGTTTCGTCAAAGTTGTAGACGTACACATCATTTGAATCAGGAGCAGCTGGTGTTGTTCCGGGCCAACTACCACCGCTAGCGGCGCTTATTATTACTGGTCCATTAGAAGAAGACGTAACAGTGACGTTCGACCCAGCTATAATGTAAGAAGTTCCGTCATTCAACTTTGTCAAAGAGCCGCTGATGCCGCTCGTTACTATTAAAGATCCGGTGATCTCGACGATGTCACCTTGCGTTGACAGCCCTCCGCTCACGATCAAGTCACCGCCAAAAACGCTGACGTCAGAGCCGCGCGAGCCTGAAACGAAAAACACTGCGTCAGATCCTGGCATGCTGGGGAACGCATTTTGTTGCCTGTTCGCAAAGATCACACTGCCTGTGATTCCGAGCATTGAAGCTCCGCTCGATGAACCTGATATGTTGTTAGTTATTATTGCCATGTCAGTAATTGTCTAAGGGTTGTAACATCATCCTGTATCTTTTGCCTGTAATATTGTTGACGACGCACAAGTAATCTTTTTCTTCAACTATCGTCCAGTCGCCTCGATCATTTTTAAGGTGAAGATCGCCTGTGTAGATGTTTGCCCATCTTTTGCTTGTCGATCCCAAGTTGTGAGCTGAGTCGCTGTCTGGCAGCACGTCTCCCTTTGTTTCTAACGTGCCTGTTAAAGCAAGTGTGGCAGGAGAATAAAAGTTAAAATTGGAAGAGGCACCAAAAGAACCAGAAGAATTAAACTGTACGTTGTAATTGCTCCCAGCGGGAGCTCCTCCTAAAGAAGAAATTGTTATAGAGCCGTTAGAAGAAGACGAAATCGTGACATTAGGACCAGCTACAAGATAAGAAGTACCATCTGCTAAAGTTGTCAAAGATCCTGACATGTGAGTGACTGTCAGGACGTCTGCAACTTTGTCATAAGAAAAAGTAGAAACACCACCAAATATTCCACCGTCATTAAACTGCACTGCGCCATCTGGGCCGCCTGTTGTGACAGGCGTACCGATCAAAGGACCAGATGCGTAAATGCTAGTAATTCCTGTAGTTTTTTTGAAGACTATCGTCATGTCAGTGTAAGCGTCTCTGTTGTGTTAGTTTATACT